TGCGTATGCAGTAGATGACATGGCGGTTTTGGCTGCTGGTGAAGATCCAATGCTTCACATCCGCAATCAGCTTGCTGATGCAATCAACAAGTTGAACAGCGCACGTCTGTTCTCTCATCTTGCCGGATTGTTTGGCACTGCTTTGTCTGCCAATGCGCTGGACAAAGGTAAAGCTGCTGCTTCTGGTGCTAACGAAGACAACTTCTTGACTGCTGCAACAGTGGCAGAAGCACGTTCCAAGCTTGGAGAACGTGGAGAAGAGCTGGACACCTTAGTTGTCCATCCTTCTGTTGCTTACTACCTGTATCAGGTAGGAATGCTGACCTTCTCTACTTCTGCATTGGCTACTGGCGGTGCAGTCACTTGGGGTGGTGGTGGCGTTGGCGTTGGTGCGCGTTCTATCGGCGAATTTGCCGGTATGAATGTAATCATCGATTCTGCAGTCAACACTGTTGCACCTGGCACCTCTGGTCATCAGAAGGAGTTCTATTGCTACTTGATTAAGTCAGGTACCATCCTTGAGGGTGTGCAGCAAGATCTTCGGATCGAAGCTGAACGCAACGTGCTCTCGAAGCAAGACGTCCTGTCAGTTGATTACCACACTGCCTATCACGTGATGGGTACTAAGTGGTCTGATGCTGGTGACAACCCAACCAATGCCAATTTGGCAACGGCTAACAAGTGGGCTGCCACCTATGACATTGATCTGATCCCTATGGTTCAGTTGACTGTCAACTCTTCGCTGGATACCAGCACCATCTGATCGTAATCAGAGCAAAGGCCCTACCATTAGGTGGGGCCACCTTATTTTTGCGCTATGGCTGCCACGATCAACGCCACACTCAAGAGTGCGACAGCTAACAGCTTTGTGACGTTGGCGGAGGCTAACGCTTATTTCGAGACCGTTCCAAGCAGTACGCAATGGGACAACAAATCTGATGACAACAAAAATCGTGCATTGATTTCAGCCACCCGCTGGATCGACACGTTGAATTTTTACGGTGATCGCTGTGATACGAGCCAAGCGTTAAACTGGCCTCGTAACAATTATCACGTTGACCGTGTAGAGCTTGTTTGTGGAAGCATTCCGAACGATATTAAGTATGCAACTTACGAGCTGGCACGGGCATTAGCTAATGACACGGACTCGATTACAGGGACTACCGGCGATACGGGGTTATACGAATCCGTCAAGCTCGGAGAGATGGAAGTCAAGTACAACACTTCTAGTCAAGCTACTGGAACTGTTAACAACGTATTCGACGTTTATCCTTGGCTTCAGTCTTATCTCGGCGCTTACTGTTTGGGTGGCAGTGGTTCGTATCAAGTCCGCGTTGTGAGGGGTTAACATGCCTGGAGCGTTAGACAGTTTATTCAAAAGTGTTGCCAAGTCGGTTGTTGCCGATTTGGGTAAGTCGTTAGACACGACGATTACTTACACTCGCAAGGCTTCTACTAGCTACAATGTAGCAACAGGCGCTGTAACAACGACTGACACGAGTTATTCGTTTGACGCTCCAATTGAATTTATCGTTTCCGATGAGGAGGGTGGTTATCAAGAAAATACTGCTCGACTTTACATAACTCCAGATCAAATTGGCGACAATCAAGCAACACTGCAAGACGAGGTTTCGTTGCAGTTTGCTGGAGCGGCAAGAGCCGCCAAGATCCAAGACATCCGAACGTTTAGAGGCGATCAAGAGTACATGTATATTCTTCGAGTGGTTTTCTGATGACGCTTGTAAATGCTAGAGCTGCGCTTGAGACTGCTATCAACACTGCAGTTACAGCAGCGGATGCCACGGTTTTAGTGGTATTTGACAACATGCCATTTACCGAACCTGGTCGAGATAAAAAATATGTGCTTGTAACAATTAACTTTGAGCAAGCTACGCTTCAGAATCAAGGTGCGGCAACTAATTTTTATAGCGGCAGCGTTCAGTGCGGAATTTTTACGCCACGAAACGAAGGGACAGCCGGAGCGTCTGCGATTGCAGAGTCAGTAATTGATGGTTTAACATCTGTAAATGCTTCTGGTTACTCAGACACATATTCAACGATTCCAAGGGTAGAGCAAATTGTCGGTCCCACTGCAATTACAGCTGAAAACAACAGTCATTTTTTAAGTGTTGTTAACTGCCGATTTACGGCGATTGCATAATGACTGCAAAACCAATCGCCAAGTTAGCCGAAGATCTTCGCAAGTTTGTAGAAGAAGGCCGCGCACAAGCTGGCCCACGCATTGTCTTTGCGCTGCAGCATGAAGGCCCTTGGTGGACTGGAACGTTTGGCCGAAATTGGGTATTAAGTGCGAGCAAAATTACGCCCACAATTAGTCGTGAAGAATATGCTGGCAAAGCTATTAATGAAGCAAAAACCGCAAAAGTGCCAAAAGAGCCAGTAGTATTACAAGTTCCTCATAATAGCCCGTTGTATATCGGCAACAAAGTTCAATATGCAGGTTTTGCTATTAACGCTCCAGGTCAATTAATTAGGGGTCTTACCTATGAACAACATGCTAAAGCTAGTAAGCAATTTACAGCTACTAGCGTTGACTGGTATGAGCAATACACAAAAGGCGGAAAAATTATGGATGACTTGACGGAAGGTTTTAGACGAGCCGGCGCAATTAGGTTATAGTACAAAAGAAAGTGATTAAGGTTTAATGGAACGCGCAATCGACAAGCTGTGCAACGCTTTTAGCGTTGACGAGCGCAGTAGTTATGCCATTAAAAGCAATGAAGAAGTTGTTCTTAAGCTGTATTGGACTCCACTGACAATTGCTGATCGGGACAAAATTAATCAGACGCTCCAAGCCTTAAAAACTGGTGATGAAGGCGGTATGGGCTTTGCTGTTCAAATGTTGATTCAAAAAGGTGAGGACGAAAACGGTAACAAGCTGTTCCAAGCTGGTGATCACGCCAAGATTTGTAATCGATTGCCAATGGCTGTTGTAATCGACATTATGGCAAAAATGCAGGGCTTAGAAGAGGTGGAAGAACCGGACGAGATCAAAAGCGAAGTTAGCGAAGGATAATTACCTGTTTTTGCAGTTTTTTATTGCTGAAAAGCTGGGCATGACGGTTGCTCAGCTTCGCAGCGCAATGAGCACGGAGGAGCTGTTTGCCTGGAGTGCGTATTGCTCGTTGAAGGCGGAGAGAGAGGATAAAGAGCTGGACAAAGCCCGTCAGCAAGCTCAATATCGCCGTGTGCGCTAGTCTTGCTTTATTAGTGCGGGCTTACTGTGGCTGGAGCCAACTACGAAGTAAATATCCAGCTCAAAGCCGATCCAGCGTTGAAATCGCTGGAGCGTATTGAGCAGAAGATCAATAAACTGACAAAAACTTCAGTTGATTTGCAGGACGCTAGAGGCGCTGCAATGGTAAAAAACCGCAATCTTGCGGATCGAATAAACAAGTTGGAAGAGAAAGGCGTAAAAGTTGCCAAGATACGTCAACGGCTCAACAAAGCCATTGAAAAGACAGACAAAGGCAGTCTTCAAACTGCCGCAGCTCATGAAAAAATTCTTAACCGCGAGGTCAAGAAAGAAGAAAAATTACTGCAAGTTAAAAAACGACAACTAAGCGTTGATCGACAGCAGACCCGTACTCGTGGCCCTGGTAGAGCGCAAGGGGCAATTCTTGGTGGTGGATTTCCGTTATTGTTTGGCGGCAGTCCTGTTTCCGCATTAGGTGGTGCAGCTGGTGGTGCATTGGGTGGTTTTGGCGGAGGTATTGCCGGTCAAATTCTTGCTGATCGCACGATTGGCGCAGCTGCAGAGCTTGGTAAAGCATTAAACGAGCTGACATTTGACCTCGAAGCAGTTACTGGAGCAGCAGGGTTTGCTGATACGGAAACAGCTCAACTTTTGGAACGAATTGAACAATATGGTGATTCAGCTGTATCGGCAAGACTTGCGACCGAGCTGCTTGAAAAACGAATTGGAACTCAAGGAGTTCAAGCATTAAAAGATTTTGGGGATAAAGCCGGGGAACTAGGGCGAGCATTAAGCACGATATTTACGCAAGTTTTATCTAGTATTGCCCAAGCTGTTGGACCATTACTCAATTCTTTGGCAAAATTTGCTGGTCAGCAGGCTGATATTGGAGCATTTAGGGCTCGAACCGGGCTAACAGGCAAAGAAAAATTAGCTCAAGATGTTTTAGGAACTTCTTTTACTACGTTACAAGGTCAATTAACTACTAATTCTCAGAGATCTTTATCAGCTTTAAGTGCAAGAAGTCAAAAACTTGGTGGACAAGGGTTTGCTACAGCGGCTCAAGCAAGACAGTTTGCTACTGATATAGCGTCTAAGTCTCAACGTGCCTTTGAGCTTCCAACTATAAAAGAAATTGAATTTGAAGCGAGCCAAGTTCAAGATCCTTCTCAGCGACGTGCTGCTAACGCGGATAAACGTGCTGAAGCGCGTCGGCAGCGTCTAATTGCAGCAAGTGAAAAACGTATAAAGTTGTTAGGGATTGAGACCGAAGCTGCGGAAAAAATTAGTGGATTTAAAGACAAGATCGCTGCAGCTGAATTAGCAGGAGACAAACAAACAGCTGTTCGAATCGAAGGCGAAATGAAAATTTCTGAGCTGTTATCAAAACAAGAGCAAGTTATTGCTAAAATCAATCCTGAGCTTGAAGACCAGCAAAAAACAAAAGAAGTTCTTGCTGTCCAGGAAAAAACTAATGCAGACATTGCAGAAGTAAATGCACAAACGCAGCGTAAAATAGCTAAAATTATTAGCGATGATCAACTAAAAGCTCTTAGAGAACAAGAACAGTTTTACAAAAGAATTAGTGAAGTTATAAGTTCTGGAATTGTCGACGGCATTCAAAGTGCAATTGACGGCAGTAAATCCTTGGGTGAGTCTTTGTCGGGAATTCTTAGACAACTTGGTGGAATGTTTCTTAAGGCAGGCATCGGAAGCATTGGGACTGGAGGTCAAGCCGGAACAGGTTTACTCGGCGCTATTGGATTTGCTGAAGGAGGATATGTTTCTGGTACAACGCCTGCAATTGTTGGAGAGGCTGGCCCTGAATACGTTATACCTGAATCAAAGATGCGTGAAAGCATGTCGCGTTATTCACGTGGTGCTCGCGGTAGTTCTGTTATCCCAGAAGTAGGTGGTTCTGGAGCGTCAAGCGGAGGTGGTGGACTTGCTGTTGCCGCTCCAATTGATGTTCGCTACACCGTTGAAAGGATTAACAGCGTTGACTACGTGACTGCGGATCAATTCCAAAATGGAATGCAGCAGGCTGCAACACAAGGTGCTAAACAAGGTGAACAGGCAACATTAAAGCGTTTACAAATGAGTGGCAGCACTCGCAAGAGGATCGGGATATGAGCCAGTACGCTTTAGGCCACGTCGTTAGAATTAAGGCGATTGGCGACAATGGGTTATTAACTCAGTTTAAATTTCAAAACTTTTTTATCAACAAGGAGATGACTTTTGATGGCAATCAATATACGTTTGTGCCGTTTGGTTTTTCTGGAGTCACTGTCAACCGTACAGGCGATGGACTTGAAGCGACATTAGTTTTCCCAAACAATGATCTGACCCGTGGCTGGGCAGTTACTTCCATTAGAGACCATTACATTATGGAAGTAGACGTTTTAATTGTTGATTCGGAATCAGCAACTGGTTCTCATGATCGCGTGCATAGTTACATCGGCCAAGTAGTTGGCGGTGATTGGGACAACGTTTCACTCAACTTGCTCCTCAGTTCAGTCTTAGACGCTGTTGGAACGGATATTCCAAGACGGTCTCTCACGCGCAAACTGGTTGGCAATTTGCCTGTATCCAATAATGTCCGATTGCAGTGATCTAATTGGGATGCCGTATCGGCTTGGCGCTGACGGCAGTGACGGCCACATTGACTGCATCCACCTTTGCTACCAAGCATTGGAGCGGATGGGCATCAACGCGCCACCTTTTAAGCAGAGCTGGTATGAGGCAAGCAAATGGGAAGTGTGCCGGGATTTGATGCGGTGGGGTTTGCGAGTTGAAAAGCCTGCGTATGATGGGGACATTCTGCTACTGCCGGAAAAATCTTGGACTTTCGCAGTGACATGGCAAACGGGAATTTTGTACGT